TCGGCGGTGGTTGCTTCTAAAGACATTCAGGGCCTCTTCTTGCTCTCTGAGTGTCACTCTACGCAGGGCCTGTATATCCAGAGTGTACCGGCTAGAGCAGGGCAGCGGCAGCCTGGTATCCTGCAAGCGCAACAGGGGCCATCAGGGCCTGACCTGCCGTCTTGGGATGAATGCCGTCTGCGCCGTAATAGGTCGTGTTCGTGGTGTCGCCGGTCGATATGTTCATCGCTGAAATGTCTGCCTCGAAATCGATCAGCACATCGTAATTGCTGCCCTCACCGGCGCGGACGAGATCATTGTAGCTGTCTATGCGGCCATTCAGGGTGGTGTTCTCCGTCCGCTTGATACAGGTCGAGACACAGACGATCAGGCCGCTGAACTCGGTCTTGAGCGCTGAGAGCCTTGTCGTGGCGCGGGCCCATGCATCTGCGGCGGACAGGCCCGTGTCATACGACATGTCATTGGTGCCCAGCGCGTAATGGAAAATGCAGGTGCCTGTATCGAGGGCGAGTGTGCGGGTGCGCTGATTATAGGCAAGGTCTTCCCGTTCGGGGTAGGTGTCTGTCTCCCCGGCGTTCGTATTGCCCCAGCTGGAGGAACCGAGGCTCATATTGATCAGCTTCCATGTGCTGTTTTCGGCTTCCCGGTCATTGTTCTCGAAGGCCAGCGTCTCCACCCCGTTCAGGGCCAGCGCCGCATAGACATCACTGATGCCGCTTGTCGTGGCGACCCCGGCAGAAATGCTGTCCCCCCGAAGGATCACATTCGTGCGCAACGGATTGGGCTGGAGCGAGGCCCGGCCGCTGCTGCGGGTCCAGCCTGCAGGTTCGGAGCTGACCGCTGAGGATACCTCCCCCGTGGTCAGGTAAGAGCTGATCGCCGTATAGAGATTGTCCGGCACCCGCATATAGGTGTTCGTGTCCGTTGCCGTGCCATAGGGGAACAGATCCTCCGTCGCATTGGCCGGCAGTCCCAGTTCACGGCAGATGTGGCGGGTCGTCAGGTCGCTTGGCGCAAGCTCTGCCGTGTCCCCGCCGGACAGGATCGCAGCACCGCCATAGTCGGCGCGCAGATTGCCTGCCTCCGGAATGAACCATTTGTAGGTCTCTGTCGCCATCTTATGCCGCCTTCAGGCTCAGCAGGTAATCGCTGGCTGCCGTGTCGATGGCGGGCTGGTTGCGGAATGCGAGCGCCCGCAGGGTCGCATCACAGGACTTGCCCAGCGTGTTCGTGTTGCCAAGCCGGACATAGGCCGGATCAGAAGACGGGAAACTCGACGCACTCGTATAGGTGTTGTTTTCAGTCGTCACCTCAACCTGATCGACATAGATCGCAATCGTGTCATTCACCGTGTCCCAGACAAGCTCGATCAGGTATTCCGTGGCAAGGTCCAGCTGCGTGACCGATGTGCCGACAAAGCTCACCGAATTGGAATCGGTCGTGTTGCCCTTCAGGCCAATCGTGCGCGAGCCGGTCAGGTAGCATGTGCACCGGCTCCCCTTCGTGGCCCCCGCGCGGCTGATCTCGAAAATGTAGCTGTCAGCGGTCGTGAACGTCGCCACCACGCCGATGTAATAACCATCCGTGCCATTGGCGATCCCGGACGGGTCTTCCAATTCCATGATCCGGTCCGTGTCCTGGTTGAAGTCGATGCCGCCCGCCACGACAAGCGGCTGGTCTGCCTTCAGGGACTGCGCAAAGGCCGGGCCGGAATTGACCAGCTCGGGCGCATAGGACAGCGTGTCGGCGCCGGTGGCCTCAGTCAGATTGCCCGATCCGCTCAGGAAGTCCCAGAAATAGGTGTCGCTCTCCGCCGTGAAGGGCTGGGAAGACCCGCCCCCGGATGAGGCGGCGCTTTGCCCGGCGACCGATGTGCGATCAAGGGACAGGATTACCGTCACCCTGTCTTCACCTTCAGGTCCGAGGAGGGGTTAAATCGCAATTCGCGCTGTGTGTCCGGCGCGACAACACTGTATTGCGTGGGTGATGCCGTGTCCGAATTTGCCACATAAAGAGGCGAGGCTCCAAAGTTGTAGACAATCACGTAGAGGCTTTTGCCCGCGCCACTTACAGCATCCGCAACAATGGCATCCGCCCATGAGCCTGTTGCCTCACCCGTCACATTGTCAGCATGGTGGGTACCTCCCACGGCTCCCGTGAATGGGCTATAGGTCGGGACGTTCAGGACCTTGATCTCGATGTTGTAATTGTCAGCCACTTCGGCCTCCTTGCTCTTGGCCTAGTATCCGCTTGACCAGTGTATCCAGAATATACGGGATCAGTCGTCGTCGATTTCCACCTGGTACAGGCTCAGTTTCCCAATATCCGCAAGGGTTATCCCGACCCATTGGCGCCCGCTCAGGAACCCCGCCTCGCGCTCGGTCAGGTTTGCCTTTTGCGAGGATGAGATGCCGCTGAGATGGCCGAGGATCAGGTTGACCACGATGCCTTGCTGAACAGCGTCGGCCCGCTTGCGGAGAAATGCCTTCACGGCCAGTTGCGCGCGCTCGTCCAGCTTCGGGAGCAGGTCAACGCGGACGTCCTTGCGATCATCAGCCAATCGACTCTCCATCCATTGCACGGGCAGCCATCTTCACATTCTCGGGATTGGCCTTGGATGCGATCTCTGCCGTGGCCATTGCCTCTTCCTTGGCTTGCGCCTGTTGCGCGGCTTGCTGGTTGGCAGCGCGCTCCTTGTCGCGATCCTCTTCAGACTTCATCCAGTTCACAGGCATCTTGCCTTCCATGCCGTCGCGGGTTGCCTTGTCGATGTCGAAATTGTCAATCGCGGCCATTGCCTTCGGATGCTGAAGCTGCATCAAATTGCCAACTGTGCCGAGCAGGGCGTCATACTGCATGGCCCGTTGCTTGCGCAGGGCTTCCGACAAGGGCGTCTCGAACTCGAACTCCGTGTCCTTGCCCTTCAGGCCCTCCGGCAATCCCTCGATCATCCCGTTTGGCAGGATGCGACCGAACGCGCCCTTCATCATGGAGCGGTCAAAGACTGAATCCATCAGGTCGGCGTTCTCTGCCTCCATTGGCTCGAACAGGGGCGCCGCTTCCCGGACATAGATCTCGATCCGCTCAGCCACCTCATAGGCGGTCATGTCGCCCTGTTCCGGCAGCTTCAGGATGTTCTGGAAGAACTCCATGCCCAGCCGCTCAGCCATGCGTTCGGTGAAGTCCATCGCATAGCGCGGGTCACCTTGCGGAACCATGCCGATCGGAGCACCCATGCGCTCATCATATTCGTCATCGATGTAGACAACCGTGTTCGCCCGAAGGTCCAGTTCGGACTGGATGACGCCAGGTCGCGTGTACTTGGCCGGCCTGACAGCATCCTCGATAGAGGTCAGCAAGGCTTCCTCAGCCACGTTGAGCGTGCGGCCATCCGCAAGCGCAACAGATGTGCAGGGAGAGCGGGCATATTGCTCGCCCGAAACGCTCATCCATTCGCGGACAAGGAACGGCTTGGAATACAGGAAGCTTTCGCCCAGTTCGCAATCCTTGTCGCAGTCAGCCGCCCACCAGAGCTGGCAGAATGTTGCAAACTTCGGCAGGCGCTCCTTGGCGGTGTAGCTGGTGTCATCGACGGGGCGAACGCTGGTATGCAGCATCACCTCTTCTTCGTACTTTTCCTCGTCCCACAAGTCCTTCCACTCTTTCGGAAGGGCATCGATGCCGAACTTGGCGACCACTTGGCGAAGCGTCCATTTGCGCTTCAGGTGCAGGACATCGATCTCGCCATCGGCATTGCGGCTCCATGCGCTGTCTCGCAGGTGCATGCAGTGGAACATCAGGCCGGACGCATCAGCGCGCTGGCCATGCACGATGACCGCGTTGCCAAAGGTCACATAGTCATCATCGGATTCCGCCATTGCCGCAGTAAACCGGGCTTTGCGCTCATAGAGTATCTTGCGCTGTGTCTGGGTGGCATCCTCGCACCATGTCTTGCTTTCATGGTCCAGCTTGGAGCCCATGCCGCCGGTCAATCGGAACCAGTCCTTGCCACGCGGGCGAACCATGGCGCCGAGATTGCGGGCCATGTCACGGCGCATCATCGACGGAACAGACGAATGCACGCCGTCATAGCGCTCTTGTGCATCGGAGAAGTTGGAAATGAAGTCAGCGCGCTCAGGGTAGAACAGTTCAGCCTGGGTCTGCCAGAGATTGAGGTATACCTTCTGCCGTCCGAAGGCGCGCTCATGCTGCTTCTTGGATGCGTCCACACGCGCCTTGAGGCCCGATATGGAGACCGGGCGCTCCTCGTTTGGCGCGTCGACTGTTGCGGTATATGCCATTACGCCTTGTCCACCCGGAATCCGAGCGGGACGCGCTCACTGCGGTGAATCTCGTTGCCTTGCGCATCAAGCAGGCCGGTCCATGTTTCCAGCACATCTTCATGAACGGTCATCTGGCCAATGTCGCTATAGACATCCATCGGGCGCCCGGAATCGCTGGGATCGGGCGTGACAATCACTGCGGATTTCGTGAAATACCTGCTCATCCAAGCACCGTCGCCTTCTGTGCCTGCACGGGCCCGTAATCACCAGAGCCAAGCGCGCCATCCAGCAATGTGGAGGAGCGGCCTTTTTTCTTCTTGTTCTTGCGCAGCAGTTCGATTTCTGCCTCCCGCACATCAGGGTCCGTCTCATCAGGGATCGGCGTAGGGGGCGGTGGTGGTGGGGGCGGTGGCGACGCGACCACCTTGGGCTTCATGAACGACATGGGGCAGGTTACCTCCTGCCATTCACCTTACGGGCTGGGAGAGATACCGAGGGTGAATGCCCCGCCTTCTTCTGCTCATCACGAGCGCGCTGCCTCACGCTTGGCTCAGCGACATACCATGCGATGAGTGCTGAATCGCCCTTGTCCGGCGATCTGCCGAGGCGCTTCTTGATATCCTCCTTCTTCTCGATCAGGACGCCTTGCCGGGTAATCTCGAAAGTCGCAGCGGCAAGGTCTTCCGCCAATTCATCATCAGGCGGTATTTCCATGTTGTCGCCCGTGATCGGGTTCAGGGACTCGCGGAAGTGCCAGAAGAGATAGGCCCGCATGTTCTTGAACTCATACCCGCCATGCTTGGACTTGCCCGGCGCCCCAGCGGCAGGGTTGATGCCAGCAACAGGCATATCGAGATGCTTCTTGAGGTGGGTGTGCGCATCCCCGCCCCAGCCGCCACCAAGATCAATACCAATTGTTGCATTGTCGCGCACCACAGAAACAACCATGCCTGCGACAGACGGACCGTCAGTCGTCAAGGAGCCGGGAAGTTCAACGGGGTACTCCAGACGAATGCCGTGGCACGGTGTAGCGACCGTTTTATCTGGCCCGCCCTGCGCAACATCAACCCCCAGGCCAGTCATCGGACCCTTGGGCACACTCCGGTTCGCGATCCATCGGGCCTGCGCAGCCTTGATCCACGCCATTGGGATAGCGCGCGTTAGCTCGTCACCTGCCTCCTCGAATGCCTCATCGTCGGTGGCTGGATATTCTCGCTTGAAGCCAAGACAGAACTCATCGGACCCAAGCCCTTCCAGCATGGCCATTGCGCGGTTCTTGTCCCACGCCCAATAGATCTGATCCATGTCGAGACCATGCAGGACCATGTATTCCTCGAAGGATTGCGGAGGAACCCAGCCTTTGGTCGGTTCCTTGCGGTATTCCTCATGCAGGAACCACGGGATGAACAGCGCCATATAGCCCGATTCACCGCGCTTGGCTGCCTTCCACGCCCGATGAAAGCGCCCGCCTGGTTTGTCGGCCGTGCTTTCAATGATGACTTCTGTGCCATCCTCATCAGGCACAGCCTCGGCCAAGCCTTTCCACACTTCAGCCGCGCTGGAATCTGGCCAGAAATCGAACTCGGACGCATGAAGAAACTGGATCGTGGATGAGCGGCCGGCAGTCCGCGCACCTGCGGTTGCGATCTTGTACCCGCTATCGAGCTTGGAGAACTTCAGTTCATTGGCGTTGGCGACCCCGGTTTCAGGCTTGAAGTCAGGCAGATTGTTCTCGTGATACCGGCGCGTCATGCCGAACAGGTTCTGCGTTGCTGCGTCTTCGTGCGTCACGATGTAAGCCAGCACACCGTTCGACGTGGAGACCTTCTTGTAATACCGCCCCCCGACATAGGTGGAGATGCCTTGCTGGCGTCCCTTCAGGACAAGACAGCGAACACGGCCCGTCTCTTGGCGTTGCTGTTCAATGCGTTCATGCGCGTATCGCTGGGATGAGTTCAGCTTGAGCGGCCTGAGACCATCGCTTTTCGTGCGGATCATCAGGCAGGACTCGAAATACAACTCATCATCCATCAGGATGGCGTCGTACTCGTCGTCAGTTAATTGTTGGGCGCTGTCGAGCGGCATTCACCCTCTCCCGTGCAGCGGCAAGGCGTTCCTCGTGGGTGATGACGGTCTGCTCTTGCTTCTCCACGCGCTCACCGGACAGGATGCCAAGCTCTTTGATGGCGCCGTTCGCAGCGCCCAGCTGGTTGTCAGCGATGGCTGCATCATAAACGGTTATGGACATTTCCATGAGGCGCTCACGTGTGATTTCCAGCTTCTCGGAGGTTTCAGCCCGTGCGTTTTCGATAAATTCGCAAATCTCAACATTCTTCAACAAACGCTGCCCTTGAGAGTATGCGGTCTTTTCGCTGTACCCGGCGCGCTGCGCAGCCTTGGTTGCGTTGAAGTCGACCAGGTATTCCTCTGCGAAGCGTTGTTGCTTTGGGGTGAGGTTAGCCAAGGTCGACTCCCTTGATGATGCGTTGTCCTTCAGGGCTGTTCACAGGGGTAACGTTTGCGCCGAACTTCCGGGCCATGTCCTTTGCGATCCGGTGCGAGTTGCGGCGATCGTATGCGAAGAGTGCCACGATACCGAGAGGTATGCAGCATATGGCGAGGATGATGAGGGCTATGGTCATGGCTGTGAGGATGTGCGGGATCATCGAGTTGCCTCCAGTACTTTAGGGTGAAGCTTTCTGAGTGGTGATCGCCGCAGTTTGATGCGTCTCGGAACCAATGATGCCGCGATGGAGGAGCGTATCTCTGCCCTGCGCTTGCTGAGTTTGGCCTGAAAACGCGAATAGACGACCGCCATCCAGATCAGTTGCGCCCCGAAGGCGACAGCTAATCCGATGAAGACAATGAGGATGGGTGTTGCAAACATCAGTTGAGCTCCCCTATCAGCAGTTTGGACAGGGTGGTCTGCGCATGGGTCATGGCGCACTGGTTTCCGTCAAAGGTGATGCCGACAACAGCAACAGGGGAATGGTTGAAGCTGATCTCGATCACGGGATAGCCGTTCGGGAACTTGGGCGGGGTCAGGTCGCCCTCAGCGTGCTGGTAGGTGGCCTGCTCCAGGCTGATGTCGCGGATCTGGATGAAGGCGCGCTGGTACAGGTCGCGGGTGTAGTCCCTGACGAAATTGCCGAAGACTTCCACAACACGGTTATGGGAGCCAAGCGGAGGATGGCAGGCAGAGACCGTGCGGTTGATGACCTCAGGGTGAGGCGCTGCGGGAAGGTGGTTCAGGTTCAGCATGGTGACCCCTCGATTAAATCCGGTTTGATGTCCTTGACCGCTCTTATGCAAATCTCCACACCCCTACGGATTTGACCTTCAGAGGAAGGCAGGACACCCATTTGCTCACCCATGCCGGTCGGGCGCGCGTGAAAGGAGGGGCGGGAGTGTTTCATTATCCGGTCATCCTTTGCGCAGATGGCAGGGAGACGGGCTTGCCGAACTTGTTGTGAAGCCACGGCGCAATGTCATCCGACAGGACGAGCGCGCGATTGGCGAGCGTGACGGGCTTAGGGAGACCGATCGAGGGGAAGTGCCGGTTGATGCGGGAGGAAAACAAGCGGGCCTGGTCATCGCTGACGCCGCCACTTGTGCCATAGGACAGGCGCTCGCTGGCTTCATCATAGAGTTCACAGGCATCGGATACGGCGCAAACACGCGGATAGGTCTCCATCAGGATTGACAGGAATATAGCCTGCCACAGTGGTATGTTCAGTGAATGCTGGACTTCCAGAGCCAGATTTGTTCCGGACAGGCGCCGGATCTGCGCTTCGAGTTCGTGGATATATTGCGGATCGGACTTCGCCTTGCGCTCGGCATCCCGCTCTTTGCGGGCCAGAGGCAGGGCGCGCGTCACCTGCATGTGATTGCGCTTGTCCATGAAATACGCCACCTGCCGGGCAGACCAGCCTTTGCGTTCGAGGATTTCGAGATAAGCCCGCCTGCGCCAGTACTGGATGACGGGTCTTTGCGATCGGCCCTTGATGTCATCAGGGTGCAAGCCCGCCGTCTCACTGATCTGCTTCAGGATCGCATTGGCTGATACAGCCATCTGAATGATTGTCATCTTCCCACTCCCAGCCCCGTGAAGGTCCCCAGCCAGCGGGGGGCAGTCTGCGGGCTGGGGGTTTACCGTTGCCTGGGGACGATCAGGCGTCGGTAAGCCATGAGAAGCGAGGCTTTTCCTCGGCTTCAGGTTCGGTGGTTTCGGTCTCTGCTTCTGCGGCAATGCCGGGAAACGGCTCATCGTCATTCAGGATGGCTTCGATCTCGGCTTCTGTGCCGCCCGCTGTCGTGACGTCAGCATCCAGATCCGCAGGCAGGCCGTCCTTCACGCGCGCCGTGGCCATATCCAGTTCCTCTTCGGCACGAATGCGGGCGTCACGGGCTTCTTGGGCTGCGGCCGCAGAGACCTCCGCCGTCTTGAATGCCGCATCTTCCGCGACTTTCTTCAGGCCCAGCTCGCGGGCGTAGTGGTTCAGGTCTTTTTGTTCCATGTTCAATTTCCTCTAGGCTTCAATGCCGAAGTCTCGGCGGGCTGCGCGGATAGATACGATTACGCCGGCTGCCACGTCCGCAAATTGCATGGCGACCAGGATCAGGAAGGTGGAAGTGCCGAACGCGGGCGCCGTCAGGTAGGCAAAGCCCGCAATGACCGCGACCAGAAGGCTCAGCATGTGATCGACCATGCCGACATTGCCGATGCTCGTGGACTTCCACATCTCGACAACGAACAAGGGAATACTCAGGAGGATAATCATCTCGCCGGCAGTGATGGCCGTGATTGCGCCAGATGGGGCAGCAAAGTCAGAGACAATGCGATCCAGCGGACCCGTCGACGCAAGCGCAATGTAGAGCAGCATCGAGATCAGGAGTGTAGGGAGCGGCAGGAGGTATTTCATGAGGTTTCTCCATCAAGACGGTTTGCAGCTGCTTCTGTGCGGTCTGCGCGGCAAGAAAATGCGAACCAGTGTGTCATGCGGCTTCTCCATGCTTTGAAATCGTCCGGTAATGCTCGATCATGTCGGCAGGTCCTTTGCAGTCGGGGTGGTTCGGGGCTGGGCTGATGTCGGGGATCAGCCAGGTTCCAGAATCCGCAAACTCACGGAACGCGGCCCGCCAATCTTCGCGGCTAAGCTCTTGTTTCGCACCTGATGGCTCGCGGTCCTCGACATCCTGCCAACACTCACGGCTAAGCCAGCGATGCATGTCAGGCAGGTTGGCAACGAAACCTTTTGGCTTTTTGCGAAGCGCGACTTCCGATTTAATCGCCTTCAGGATGCGCTCCGCACTGCCAGCCTTCTTCACGGCCTTGGGCCACTGCGCCTTTGCGAGCTTCTTGGTCTGGTTGGCCTTCAGAGGCGATGACCGATAAATCGTCCACGCATCTTCAAACGAACAGGATGGTTCTATTGGATGGTTCAAGGATGGTTTGGGTGACACACTGTCATCGGGTTTTGGACACAGTGTCACCGGGTTGGTGTCGTCAGTGTCACCGGGTGACAACGTGTCATCGGGTTTAAGCGGTGACTCTGTGTCACTAGGTGACAGAATGTCACCGGGTCGCGGAAGGGCTGAAACAGCGCGTGTATCAATGCCCCAGATGATGACTTCACCACCCCTGACCGATCGCGTTCCAACACGTCTGATCAAGCCTTCAGCCTCAAGCTCCTTCCACGTACGAAGCACCGTCCGTTTGGACAGGTCGCATTGGTTGGCGATGGTGTCAGCAGCCTTCCAGATTCCCGACCCATCATCATTGGCGGCATCAGCCATAGCCAGCAGGACCGCCTTGCGGGTCACGCTGCCAAGCGAGCGCTTGAATACGAGCGTCATTACCTCCCCTCATTGGAATTGCGATCACGGATCACGTTGTTGTGGATGGTGTGCTTCAGGACAACCGTGCGCGCCCTGTCATTGCGGTTCTTGCCGACATGGACCTCGAACAGTCCCTTGCACCTCAGAAGCTCCCGCTGGGCCTCTGCTCGGTCATCAGGGTCAGCCAGGTCATTGTCGAAAATGGCTTCCCACTTGTGGTCTTCACGATGCAGAAGAAGGATGGCCGTTGCATCTTCCTCGATCTTGCCGGAGTCCCGAAGGTCGCTCATCACGGGGCGACGGCCCGTTTTGTCATTGTCGCGGTTCAGTTGGCATAGGGCGACAATCGCAATGTCCGGGTGCTGCTTTGCGACGTCCAGCAATTCGTTGACCGCAAAACTGGTCTTCTCGTAGAGGCTCTTCCAATGCTGGCGCGGGGCAATTTTCGCAATGTGATCTACAAACACGATGCCGAGCGGCGGCAGGCCCCATTTGCGACAATGGTTTTTCCAAGCGCGGATCTGTGTATTCACGTCAGCGACGGTCTGGCCGTGCCGGTCATTGATCAGGAAGTTTCTCGCAGCGGGCTGCTCAAGAGCGTCCATCAGGCTTGAGCGGACCTCTTCAGTAATGAGGCCCGGTTCCTTCAAGGCGCTTACGGAAGGCGTCCAGCGGCCTTTCTGCCAGTTTATGTAGCAAGCCAGACGGCGCTGGACCTCGATCCCCTTCATGTCACAGGATACGAAGCCCACGGATTCTTCACGGGCGATATTACCTCCGGCACAAACCGCAAAGGCGGACTTGCCTATACCAGGGCGGGCAGCGATGATGGACAACGCCCCGCGCTCAAAGCCTTTGAACCCGCCATCCAGCTCAGCCATGCCGGTACGAACCAGAACAGCATTGTCAGAGCTTGCGAAAATATCCTCCGGGCGCTGAGATGCAGAAATGACAGGCGCATTCCCCAGCATCCGAGACCGGAACCCCTGAAGGCTTTCTTCGCAATGGTTCAGCGCATCCTCGCCGTTGCCGGACTGGGCAAGGCTGGACACTTCCTGCGCCATGCCGAGCAGCTTGCGACGAACAGACATGTCCGCAACCATGCTGGCATAGTCAGGCACTTCAGGGCCGAATGCTGTGGCGTCTGTCAGGTATTCAAGGAACGTCGCCCCTGACATACCCTGCCCTTGCAGGACTTCGGTGTTCTCGAAGTGCTCCAGCATGGTGACAGCATCAGCAACACGGCCCGCACGGATGAACTGCGCACACGCCTTGAACATTTCCTGATGGACTGGCGAGTAAAAGTCCTCGACTTCCAGCTTGGCCGCGACCTCATAGAAGTTATTGTTGTCGAACAGGATCGCGCCCAACAGGGCCGCTTCGGCTCTCAGATTGTTCGGCAGTGTCTGTGTCATGATCGTCCCCAGCTTTGTCTTGTTCGTCCAGTTGTTCTTGAATCTGTCGGGCTATGTCCCCGATGCGTTTGAAGGTCGGCGGATGGCTCATGCGCACGCCTCCTCAAACCAGTTGTCTCGGAGCTTTGTGCGTATGAATTTCGAGACATCTTCGCGCGAAACCTTGTCGTTGAAGGTCCAGTCGCAATAGTTTCCGAACTTGCGCATGTGGGCGGTCCAGCCCCAGCGCAGACGCCAGTTTATCTTCTTGGAGCCGCGCATCTCGTAGCTGATGTGAATCCGCATTCCGTCAGTGGAATCGAAGCGTCCGCAATGGACTTCCGGGAACAGCAAGTGCGGACGGAACTCGATGGCGTGGAGGTTCATGCCGCCCTCCGTTCCAGATCGAGCATGGCTTCCCACACTTCATCCTCGTGACGCTTGGCCCAATAGTGGATGGCCGCAGGGCTGACGCCCTCTTCACGGGCAACAGAAGTGAGCGTGCGACGGCCAAGACGGAACTCGGCAATCATGTATGCGCGCCGGATGGACCGGGCTTCTGACAGGGACTTCTTGTGCGGATTTGACAGGAAGCGATCACGCAGTTCGGGGTACTCGCGGACCCAGATTGTAATCCTGGCGCTCGTGACGCCCTCGCGCTTGGCGAAGTCCCGAAGCGTGCCGTCATTCTCGGCGCACTCCCAAGCCCTGCGAACGCGAGCGCGTTTCTGTTCAGTGGTGATGCAGTACATCAGCAATATACCCCCTTCTTGTTTTTGAATGTGACGGGCATCTGCGCATTGCGTGCGTAGCGTTGAGCGCCAGAGCGGGCGGCCCAGCGGTCATCTATCAAATGACGATGGCACAGAGGCTGGCCGGTGATGGTCTTGGAAGGCTCTGCTGTGTGGGGGCAGTTGGGGCGGGTGCAGCGGGTCATTGGTCTGCCCCTTCGATCAAATTGCGCACAGCCTGCCCCATCGACACGCCCGCTACGGCTGCCATGTCGTAGAGCTTTCGATACTGCTCTCTTGTCAGCTGTGCAGTTACGCTCGGAGAGCCTTTGACCTGCGACGGCGGTGTTGCTCGAAGGTGCTTTCTTCCGTCCGCCATCAGCCCGCCCCAACGGCCGTGGCCAACCACAAAGCCTTGAACCCAAGGTGCAGGGCTTGATCTTGATTGAATGTCAGCCGGCCCTTACACTTGGCGTCATCAATCAGCGCGTGAGCAACAGCCTCAGCAACGCCAAGCCACCAGATTCCGGTGATAAGGCCAACCGCGCCACCATGAATGACGCTGTGAGCCCCCAAGGCTTGCCACCACGGCACACCGGGAATAGGTGCGGTGCGGTTCTTCGCCTTTGACAGGAAGTCGCCCTGTAGCGGGTAATCGGCCAACGCATGGCCGACAACGAGTAGCAGGCCCATTTCAATCGGTGTCACGCCGCTTCTCCTTGTTGTTGAGTGATTGCCAGCTGGTAGACGTGGGCTTTGCCGCCCCTGTCTGTGATGGCTGTTTTAGGGCCTTTGACGAGCAGGCCGTATTGGGTCACAAGCTCCGAAAGGCGTGGCGAGATGTCGTCAGTGTGCTCGTCCATCAGGAACGCGAGA